TCACAAACTAAATATGAGTTTATAAATGGAAAACCTGTAATTACATATGTTGTTAAGAATATAGGTTTGGCTGATTCTGAAGGTGCTGGTGGTGCTGATTTTAGACAATTAGTTAAGGTAAGTGAAACAAAAAGTAGTGATAATCATATATTCTATAATCAAAACGGGGTCGCGCATGGTGGTATTAATAAGGATATAGGATTTACATTAAGTGATGAAAATGGACAAACTACATACTATATTAATGAAGATAATACGGTAGATTATAATATAGAATTACTTAATGGTTCAACAACTGTTATTGATGGTGTTACATATACACATACTGTAAATTTATCTTATGGAGTAATTGAACAAAATAATGTTGTAAATGTTGTAACATCTAAAAATCAAATAACAACAAATCCTCCTCTTAAGGCTGGTCATACTATTACATATGTATTTAGTGCTGATGGTTTAGAAGGTGGTAATACTTATATGATGGGTGCTGATTTATTCACATATAGTAGTAATGGTATTGTAACTGAAGGTATTGAAGATAACGCAATACCAAGTAATAATTTCTTTGTATTTGACAGAGAGCCTGAACCCGAACCGGAACCTGAACCCGAACCGGAACCTGAACCTGAACCTGAACCCGAAATTCCTCCAAAAACAATAGAATTTAGAACTATATCAGGAACTTATAAAAATAATAATGTAGGTATTGTTAATGAAATACCATGTTCTTATATTCAAATAAAATCATCTTTTAACATTACAACTTTAACATTTGTGACTAATGAGAAATATGATAAAACTGCATCTCCTATTGGTGAGGTGTTTTTTACATCAGGCGTATGTTTTGTTGAAAATGATTCAAATCTATTTTCTAATACTCAATATTTATTTGGATCAAAAACATATGCTAATCTTGGTGCACCTAATTTAACATCTCCTAGTACTGACGAAATTAATGCTGGTTTGACTAATGATTATGCACAATTTACATTACAGACAAGTGGTGATGGTTTTAATGGAATTACAAATACAGAAAATGAATGGAAAAGCTTGATGGTAATTCCTCACAGTCTTGGTAATGATAGAGTTGAACTTGAAACAAAATATTTCTTGAACTGGTTAATTACTGCACAGAATAATGAACCTATTTGGAACTTTGCAGGATTAGGAACAATACCTGATGGTGGTGATGAAATACAAATTATAGTTGAAGGAGTAGATGTATTGAATGTTCATAGTTAGGATAAAAATTTTTAAATATATAATTTTAAAACAATATATATATATATGTCTGTATTAAAAGGTAATTTTAATAATAAAGGAGTTGTTGATGCGGCTGATTCACAATATATTTTAAATTGGTTAAATGGAGGAGGTAATTTTACAAAATATAATCAAATTATTGAATATAATGGTAACGAATATATAATAAGTGATAATAAGGTATTAATGGATACTAATGGTGATGGTGTAATAGATGCGTCAGATGCTCAATACTTATCAAATTGGTTAAATGGAGGAGGTAATTTTACAAAAATAGGTCAATATATTCCTTATAATGGAAATCAATATATAATAGATTATATTGGTGACCAAACACATTGGAATACATTTAATCAAGAATTGTTAAATTCAAAATATCGTTTTTTTATTGAAATATATAATATTCCTTTGGGTACACAAAGTATTATATCAAATATTAAGAGTAATGATGGTTTAATTATAAAAAATAGCGATGTTGAAGAAGGTAAAATATCTTCAAAATCTAATTATCGTGATACTTCAGGATTATTTACAAAATTTAATACTACACAAGACGTTCGTTTAAGCACAGACAGCAACGATTTATTTAAAAATATTATAATTAATGATGATACTTTTTATCATAAAAGTTTAAGTGTTCCTATGAAATCTTCATTTACAAGATTGAAAGAAATAATTATTTATATTTTTTTTCAGGGAAATGCTTATAATATACCAAGCAATAATACAGGTGTTATGGCAACATTAAATTTAGATTCTCTAGGAATTAGTAATCTATCAATTCATAATAATGAAACAGTAGTATTAGATCATCATAGAAAACTAATATATCATAGGAATAGTGCTAATCAAGTAAATACTATAGATCTTACCAGTATTGTAAGTGATGGTATTTTATTTTCTTAAAAAAAAGGTTAATTAGTTAATTAAGAATAAGTTTACAAATCGGTTACACTTGTGGGTTCTTGAAATATATCTATTACTTTTTTACACCATTCTTTTTGTTGATAATCTTCCATAGTTATGTGATTATTTAATATGTTTGATATTGCGTTCCAATAATAGGATGATTTAATTTTTTCTGGTGGTGCCCATGCGATTGATTCAAACATTTGATTAAAATCTTCTTTCATAGAATTATATTCATCTGGTATTTCAGATATAATTTTTTGAATTACTTGTGTTACGCTTCTCATTGTTATTATATGTGTCAATTATTAATTATATAAATTTATTTCAATTTTATATAATTACCTATATACTTTCATTTATACATTCTATCACTTTTTCATCATAATCGAAATTATTTTGTACACACCAAAACATACTTTTTTGTATAGATCTTTTACCTAATTTTTCTAATTGTTCTTTTATATTTTCATTATTTTTCAAATTAATTACAGAAAGTGTTGCGTCAATAGTTTGTTGAAACATTATTACGTTTATTTCAAATAATTTGTTTAAAAAAAATGACGGTATAGGATTACTAATTAGATGATATGACATATTTTCTTTTTTATTTCGAATACATTTAATTATTTTTTTAGAAAAGTTAATAAGACAACAAATGTCGTAGTTTTCTATATATTCACTACATATAACTATTTTTTTTTTATTAGTATTTTCTATTAATACAGGTTTTGTAATAACTATTTTTTTGTAGCAACTTGAAAGAATATAAAGTAGTTCATAATATGTTTCATCTAATAGTTCAGGAATAGAAAAAATAAGCGTTCCTCTTTTTTTTTGAATTATGAGGGAATAAAATATTTTTATTATGATAATATCCTTTTCTTTTATATTAGGTATGGTTGTTTTTATTTCACTTATTTCATTATTACTTAAGAATGTTATTATATCAAATGTTTTACTGTAATGTTCTGTAAAATACTCGAGTGAATCATTATTTATAAAGTTATATGATATGAATTCGTTAAAGTTGATATTATTATTTTCATTAAGATAATTAGCATTTTTTATCCATTCATCACCATATATACCCATATGAGTGTCATCTAAATTTTTTCTTTTGTAGTTTAAAAACTGAATAATCCCTGGTTGACATTTTGAAAAATGAAATGTTTTTAAACCATTAATCAGTTTATAAATGTCCATAAAGTTAAATATGTTGTTTAGTTCCCAAGAAACAAAAAATGATGTATTTATAGCATTAAACTTTGTAACACATGTGTTCTTTTTTTTATTATAAATATTAAAAACATTTTTGTAGTAAAAGTATTCATCTTTGTAAATATTCCATACTACCTGATTCGTTTTTATTATATTATCTATTTTTTTTTCATAATAATTTAATGTTTGATTATTTTCTATATTATTTATAACATATTCTTTGCATAAAAGTTGATTTGATAAATTTGTATAATTTTTTGGTATATAAAAATAACTCATATATGTGTTAATTTTATATGTTATCTTATTTTTAAGCCGGTGTAAGTTTAATAGTTTTATTTAATTTTAATACTTTTACACTTTTTCTTTGAATAATTGAGTCATTAATATCTTCAAATTCTTTATGTATATCTTGTTTATTGACTTGTCTAACTTTTTTAAATACAAAATATTTATTTAAGAATGATACTCGTTTTTCTTCTTCACTCATTTTTAAGGATGAGCCTATATTTCTTTCTTGAAGTTTATTCGAGTTTATATCAATATTCATTTGGTTGTATAATTCTTTAAACATACCAATTCCTGATGGGAGTCCCATTTTTTTTGATTCTTGAGGACCTAATATTTCGAAACCATAGTTTGACATCATTCTTATAACATATGAAAAGTTGACAAGATATTCGGGTATCATTTGATTAATACTCTCTTGGAAAACATTTATTTTATAATCAAGGCTTGAATTGTCGCTTTTAAACTTATCATGTTGATAATCTTTTTGTAACTCCCATATTTTTTGAGAATTTTTAAATATGGCGATAGAATCTTCTTTATTTTTTTCACTTAACATATTAAATATTGTTTCACCGTCATAACATGTTCCTATAAAATATCCACCAACCTTTGTACAATCACTTACATTATCAAGGAATGTTTTAAAAATTTCTTTATTTTCAAAGAAGTAATGAAAGGCAAATTGGCAAGAGGTAACGTCAAATCCATCTTTTCCTATTCCATAATGTTTATATACACCCTCTCCTAATATTTTTTTATCTTTTGGTCCTTCTCCAAATATTGCTTTATTCGCTTTTTTATAAACATCTGTTTCAAAAGCATCGCCATTTTTAATGTGTTTTCCACTATTTCCTTCTACAAATAACCCATCTGGTGTGTTGGTATTATCACGTTTGTTGTTAAGGTATCGAGAACAAGCTCCATCTATTTTATGTTCTATATTATCTCGTGAAATATCAATACCGTATACAAATGATAATTTTGAAGCTATCCATTTTGGAAAATCTCCAGCCTTACCTACAGCAAAATCTAACAAAGTTCCTCCTGGTTTTGTAACACTTTTTATTAGAAGTCTTTTTACATACATATTATGAAAATCTCTAAGAGAACGAGTTTGTGTTTTATTGGATACTCTATTATAATAGACATCATCGTCAACTTGTTCATCAGGTATATCTTTTCCAGTTGATATCATATATTCTGTGATAGGATTATGGATACTTTGCCAATTACTATTTGCTACATGATAAGCGTTTCCATAATTTTTCATTCCAACTTTAAATTGATATGTTTTATCATGTCTTACACGAAGTGGAACCCATTTCCATAAAGGATCTCGTAAATCATCATATGCGAATTCAACAATTGTATTATTCTCAATTGTATCACCTTCACTTGTGAAAAGTTGGTCTATTCCATTTGTATCTTTTTTAATTAAAATATTACATATAGAAGCGTTGGCATCATATGGCTGTGTTGGATAAAATGGCATCGGTTCATAAGTAATATTGTCATTATTTGATGGGATTTTATTTTGCATTACAAGTTCACATGGGTTCATGTAACCATGATCTTTATGTCCTTGATTAAATCCACATAGTAATCTAACCTCTTTGTATCTTTTAGAATTTACAGAAGAACCAATCGCATCTTTATATATAGTTTTAATTACATCATCTCCTTTATCTGTTTTTGAAAATGTTATAAGGAAGTCAATAGTATTAAATTTTGGAGGTTTCCATTTGAATGATTTATCCCATGTATGTTTATAATCAAGAGAAGGAAGACCATCATTAGCAGGTGTGAATATCAAACCATCTGTTTCATAAGTATAACTTTCATGATTAATTCTCTCAAGAAGAGATTTACAACAATCGAATATAGTTCTTTCTTTTGTTGAAATTTCAAAAACTTTCATGGCGAATGTCATAATATTCTCTGAACCTTTTGATACACATTCAGGTTTTAATCTATCTATAACATCTTTAAGAACTGAATAACGTTGTGCTACTTTCTTTTTCTTTTCACCATCATTTGATGATATCATTTTATCTGATACAAATGGTAATTTTCGAATGTCTTTACCGTTTACATAATAAATATCAAAAGAAGCGAATAAGTTTATTTGGACCTTTTCTTTATTATACATTATTAATTCACCGTCTAAAAGTGTATTTTTTATTTTCTTCTCTTTTGTAATAGAACCTGTGAATTTTATATTCATATTTGAATCAATAAGATATATTTTTCCTTTCTCGGAAATATAACACATATTACGTTCTCCATCTGCTTTGTCGGTTACTGTGTAGTTATCTCTTATATTTGGCACAAGAACTGAATCTTTTTTTGGCATGACATTTTTCATTTGGAGTGTATAAGACGAAGGACCAATAAAATGCTTAGGTGTAATATCCATATTGTTTTTTTTAAATATAAGGTTACTATATTCTTTATTCACAGAATCTATTTCCACATGTGATACTGGAAACTTTGTATCTTGAAGACCCTGAAGTATAGTTTTTATATTTTTTTTTATTGCAAATAATAATCCTTCGGCACCATGTTTCTCCACAAACTCATCGGTGCGAGTATTATCAACTTCCAATTCTATTTCATAGGTTTCTAAATTCTTGAATACGTTAGAATCTTCAAGAATATAGTGTGTTTTTCCAAATTTGGAAGATTTGACAATACTCATATCACAGAATATTGGATATTCTGGATGTTTAAATCTAAAACGTTTTATATATCTAAACGTTTTTTCTGTTTCGTCCCACATATCGACAACATTTTTTACGAACGGTAATGATAATTCCATTTTTTTTTCGCTTTGAAGCGCAACACGAAATCCAAAATCATCCGAGTTATATGGGAATATTTTATTTGGACGACCATTTGGTCCTATATCATTTTTATTTAACATATATTCTTTTTTTACAAAGTCAACATAGTTTTTTAGTTTTGGATCTTCAAAAATGTTTTTTAAATTTTCATTTTCACAATATGCTTTTACAATATGATGACCATTTAACTCTACACGAATATTAGAACGTTCTTTTTTTCCAGATTTACTTATATACATGTATCCAATACGCATCATATATTCTCCCATAACATTTTCACATACAAACCCCATAGACTTTATGTTTTTTATTACAGAATCGTAATCAGTTTTTGTTATATGTTTTCTATTTTTTGTTTTACGCGTACCAAATCTTACTTCAAGCTCTTTGTTTTCATTTGGATCGTTGTAATTAACATATTGATCTACAATCAATTTGAAGTTATCATCTTTCTTTGACGTCATATAATATATATTAACTTTATATATTATATCTAAATCATATATAAATCAATTTTATATCTATGTTGTGAGATATAAACTTAAATCCGCATATAATATACTTTTTGTTTTACCTTTTCCTGATTCTCCAACAGTATTTATTTTTAAAATTTCACATAGCTCTTTTAATTGTGCAAGTGTATATGAAGTAACTGATTTGAGTGGTTTTTCATAATTATCCATTTTCATACGTGTTTCCATATAATTTTTAAATACTTCTTCATTAATATTCATTTCACAACCATAAGTATCATCACCCATATCATGAATTACATAACACACATTTAATGTATCAACATTTTCAACAGAGTTGTCTGTTTTGTGGTGATAATAAACTCTATTTTTTAGAAATAAAAAATCCATGTCGTAACATGCACATAACATATGGAATGTTTTAATACTAATATTTTTTTCGTTTAATAGGTCGTTTTCACTTGTAGAATGTTTTTTAATGTTATATTCTTTTAATTTGAGTTTATTTTTCTTAATTTTTTCTATATGTTCTATTTTTTCGTTACGTTCTTTTAAAAAGGTATTTTCTCCAATAAGTTCATAATTTTCTATTCCATTAACCATAATATAAAATATCCAAAATAATGTGTCACCATTTTTTGGAACAAAAATATTTCTATGGTATTTATGTTTATAATCACTTTTTATACGAACATTTTCTTCCTTTTCTATATATCTTGTTGTATCTCTTAAAAGTTTACTGTTAAACATGTAATTAGATAGTTTATCAATTATATGTTTCTTTTTACTTTCTACTTTTATATATTCGTTATCCGTCATTATATTATAATTATTATTATTTTATCTTTATATCAGTTTCATTTTAAAAATAATCGTTCTTTAATTTTTCTTTCAAATTCTCGTCACCCTCAAGCTCTTCCTGTTGTTTATTAATATGTTTTATATAATCATAGATTTCATTAATTATATTTTCAGGAACATCAGTTAGATTTACAAGGACACCGTTTTTATTTTCATTTAAAGTAACTTTATCTTTATGCGATGAAAGTATTTTAAGTATTTCTTTTTGGTTAAATATATCCATTACTTCAACTGTATTACACAATCCTTCAAGGTCTTTTACACTTAAATTATTCATATATACTATTTATCATATAACTTTAAATATGTTAAACTAATATTCAAATTAAGCACTACACATTTCACATGGCTCTTCGTTGTCATTTTGAATACTAGATTTTTTTGTTGGATCTACGGTAAATTGTTGTGCTTGATGTTTTGCTTTTCTTCTGAGATAATACATACCTGTTTTTAGTCCTTTTTTCCAAGCATAAAAGTGCATAGAAGTTAAACTTCCGTAATTAGGGTCTTCTTGCCAAAGATTCATACTTTGACTTTGACAAATATATTTTCCTCTATCAGCAGCCATATCAATTACATCCTTCATTTTCATTTCCCATACAATTTTATATTTATTTTTAATGTGCTCCGATATTCCATCAAGATATTGAATACTTCCTTTGTTGACAATAATATTATTTTTTACATCTTCATTCCAGATACCGAGTTCAATAAGTTCATCCATAAGATATTTATTGACAACAATAAATTCACCAGCAAGTGTTCTTCTGCTGTATATATTACTTGTAATTGGTTCGAAACATTCGTTATTACCAAGAATCTGTGCCGTAGATGCGGTTGGCATCGGTGCTAATAGAAGTGAATTCAACATACCATATTTTTTAATGTTATCACGTAATTCATTCCAATTATAACGTTCTGTATCAGGGGTTACTCCCCATAGATCAAACTGAAATTTACCCTCACTCATAGGTGAACCTTCAAAACTACTATATGCTCCACTCATATCTCCTCTTGTTTTTTCCTTTGTTTTCATTTTGGATAAATTTTCTTGTGCTAATTCACATGAAGAAACACATGCTCCATAATAAATTGTTTCGAATATTTTCTTATTTATTTCTTTTGCTGGTTCACTTCCAAATATAACATCCATCTTAAAGAAAGTATCAGCAAGACCCTGAACTCCTAATCCTATAGGTCTGTGTTTATCATTACTTATTTTTGTTTTTTCTGTTGGATAAAAATTAATATCAATTATTTTATTTAAATTCTCAGTTACAATTTTTGTTACATTAAGAAGCTTATCATAATCAAATGTCTTTGTTTTCACATCAACAAAACTTGATAAACTAATACTCGCCAAATTACACACCGCTGTTTCTTTATCATCACTATATTCTACAATTTCTGTGCACAAATTGGATGATTTAATTACACCAAGATTTTTTTGATTAGATTTCTTATTACAAGCATCCTTATACAATAAGTATGGTGTTCCTGTTTCCATTTGACTGTCTAAGATAGAAAACCATAATTCACGCGCTTTTACTGTTTTTACAACTTTTCCAGATTTTTCATATGTTTCATATAACTTATCAAAATCATCTCCATAAACATTAGATAACCCAGGACATTTATTAGGACACATAAGAGACCATATGCCATCATCGTTCACCCGTTTCATGAATAAATCTGGAATCCAAAGACCATAGAATAAATCACGTGCTTTTAATTCTTCATCTCCGTGATTTTTTCTCATTTCTAAGAAAGAAAATATGTCAGCGTGCCACGGCTCTAAGTATATAGCAAAACTTCCATTTCTTTTACCTCCACCATTATGTATAATACCATTATGCGTTGTATAATCATGTATATTTTTCATTTGTAGGTCATATAAAACGCCGTCATATGTCGTTTTTGTAATATTTTTAACTCTTGTGCATAAATAGTCATTATATTTGAAAAATTTAACATAACTTTTATTATTAGAATGTTCATTTAATTTATCATTATTTATAAAACTTATTACATCTTCAGAACACGGAATACGCAAACTATAGCTCATTTTTTTTGTTTCAATAATTCCTTTTGATGTATTATGTTTTTCACCAATTCTATCTCTTATATACCCGCTGGTTAATATACCACAGCGCATAAACATATAACGCATACTTTCTATTAAATTTCTTGATGTACTATCAAATACCAACTCTTTGTAATAACAACCATCACTATCAATAAGACCTTTTATAATATTTTTGATTTTGTTCAAAGGTAAATTTAACCATTTTTTATGGACATGTTTTTCTCCGTTTACATCATATACATCAGCATGTCTAAATGGTAAATTAATTGTTTTATTCCAACGAATTATTGATGTATTTTCTTGACATACGGTCGAATATTGAATACAACGACTATTAAAATAGTTCTCAATAAATTCTATAACATTTCTTTTATTTTTAGTGTGTAAAGTAATGTGACCAGTATTGTTATCATTCTTCATATATCCATCTCCAAGAATAATACCATAAACATAACAATCATCTTCACTAATATTTTTAATATCTTTTTCGTATTTTGGAATGTTATAAACAATCATATCATCATAAGTTAAATCTTTTACATCTTTAAACTCCGGTTTTATTAGTCCTTTATTTAATCTATTTGTAATCGTTTTATAGTTAATACCTTTTTTTTGATTTGAAATAACAAATACGGGATGTTCATCTGTTATTGTAAGTGGTTCAATAGAATGCATAGTTTCTAATTTATAAATTATTCCATTATAAGGATGTTCAAGAACGTTTTCTATTACTTCGGAATTACCGGTTGAATTAATAACTTCGGTTTCATCGCTCATTACATCTTGTATTTTAATTGGTCCTTCTGTTGTATATAAATATGTTTCTGGTGTTATACACTGGTCAACGTAGCGTGCCGTATTGTTAAATACACGTAACATAGGGACAATACCATTAGAAGTTCCATTTGTTCCTTTAATTAGAGTTCCTGACGCACGAACATCATGAATATGAAGACCAATTCCTCCTGCATATTTAGAAATATTAGCACAGTCTTTGAGTGTGTTATAAATACCGTTAATACTATCATCTTCCATACCGATAAGATAACATGAACTTAATTGTTGTGTTTTTGTTCCAGAATTATATAATGTGGGTGTTGCGTGTGTAAAATATTTTTGACTAAGTAAATCATATGTAGTTTTGACTTTTTCCATGTTAGAACCGTGAATAGTTATAGAAACTCTCATCCACATATCTTGTGCTCTTTCAATAATATCTTTATTTAGTTTAAATAAGTAAGCTCTTTCTAATGTTTTAAATCCAAAATAATCAATTAAGTAATCGCGCTCGTAATCAATTATCTCTTCGATTTTTTCCCTATTTTTTTTAACCGTTTTTATGTACGTTTCATTTAAAAATGGACAATTTTCACCATGAATATCTTTGAAATTATAAAGCATCATCATTTTATCATAAAAACTTGTTTTGGTATTTTTGTGATTATTTGATATAATTATTCTGCTGGCAAGTTTCCCATAGTCTGGATGAACTGTGCATTGACTTGCGCACTGTTCTGCGGTCAATTCATCTATCTGTGTTGTTTGAATTCCGTCATAAAGTTGATCGATTATTTTCATAACAAGGGAACTATATTTAATTTTTACATTTGCTTCAGTTCCAACCTTTTTAACACGCACAAGTATTTTATCAAAAGAAACTTCTTCTTTTTTTCCGTCTCTTTTCACTACGAACATATCTTCTACACTGTTTGACATAAATATAATTATAGATTTTATTTTATATCATTATACTATAATTATATTTATGTCAAAAACTAATCATTATATTATTCTTATATCTATTTTGGTAGTATCATGTTTCTATAGTTTTTCATTTGATTCTCATGAAGGTTTGATAAGTAACATAAATGATGATTTTCAAAGACCAAGAGCATATTTTCATCCATATACCACCGAATATGAACGTTATTCGGATACATGGCTTCCTCCATGGGATCCACGAGAGAAACGAGATTATAAAATGCTTGTTTCTAGTATTCTCTCCAGATAGGGTTTATCATTATTATGAAAATATTTATATAAATGTAAATGGATATATTTTCATAATAATGTTTTTATAGATTTTTTGCTAGAACACTAGAAAACAACAATAAAATATTCACATATATTAAATATGAATACATTTGAAATTAGAGATAAGATGATACATTTTTTTGCTGTAAACCAAATAAACATAAACGAATTTAAATATCTTGTTGGAACAAT